CATGAACGAGGAACGCATTGAACGCCGTGAAGTAACTTCGGCAAACTTTGCTGGTCTTGTTGTTCCTCAGTACCTGACTGAATTGGCAGCACCGTTTGCCCGTGCAGGCAGACCAACTGCTGACGCAGCACGCAAGCACCAGTTGCCACCAGCAGGATTGACGCTGAACATCAGCAAGATCACCACTGGTTCAGCCGTTGCTGCACAGTCGGAAGGTGCAACTGTTCAGAACACCAACATGGATGACACCTTGCTTACAATCAATGTGAACACCTATGCAGGTGAACAAGATGTAAGCCGTCAGGCTCTTGAGCGTGGAACTGGCATTGATTCAATCGTGATGGCAGACCTAGTGTCCGCATACCACACGACATTGAACACTGCAGTTGTTGCAGAACTTCTTGCATCAGCAGGTCAGACTGTCACTTACACTGACGCTTCGCCAACTGTTGCGGAAATCTATCCAAAACTGTTGGATGCTGTTCAGAAAGTTCAGACCACTTTCTATGCTGGTCCAAACGCAATCATCATGCACCCACGCCGTTTGGCTTGGATTCTTGCAGCACTTGACAGCAGCAACCGCCCACTGGCAGTACCAACCCCTTACGCAATGAACGCAGTTGCTACAGGTTCAGGTTCAGTCCAGTACGGCAACAGTGGATACTCAATCGCAGGATTGCCAGTTATCACTGATGCAACTGTTTCAACCGCACAAGGCGCAGGCACGAACCAAGACACCATTTATGTTGGTAACTTGCAAGAACTACACCTTTGGGAACAGGGTTCTGGTGAGCCAATGATGTTGCGCTTTGACCAGAATCAGGCTGATCAGTTGAATGTGACCATGATTGTTTATGGTTATGCAGCATTCACCGCAAACCGTTACCCAAATGCTTGGGCGCAAATCAACGGCACAGGCTTGGTAACACCAACCTTCTAACTGATACACAACATTTCAGTTAGTTCTGAAAGACCTCCAGCATCTTGAACGGTGTTGGAGGTCTTTCTATTTTCTATTGTGTATGATTTCCAACATGAACAAACAAATTGAAGCACTACTTGTTGAGCGTTCCGGGTATGAAATGCGTGGTTTGAAGGATCGTGTAAAAGCCTGTGATGAGGCGTTGCGTGCATTGGGTCATTCAGTAAAAACTGCGGAGATTGAAACGGCAACCATTGAACCTGTAGCAGAGCGTGCTACACGCAAGGCTGTTTCTAAGCGCAAGGCATAACTCATGGCAATTTTGAATGGTTATTGCAGTTTGGCAGATGTGAAATCTGCTCTCAGACTGACAGACAATGTTGATGATGGGCTGCTGGAAAAGGCTATTGAGTCTGCGTCTAGGCGAATTGATGGATACTGTGGGCGTTGGTTTTACAAAACTTCTGCAACTGCTGTAACCATGTATCCTCAAAACATTTATTTCCTGCAGTTCCCTAACGATGTTGCAACCACTTCTGGTCTGATCGTCAAAACCGATACAGCAGGTGATGGCACATATGCAACTACTTTGACATTGGAAACTGATTACATTATTGAGCCAACTAACGCTGCTCTGCGTGGATACCCATACCAAAATATTCAGATGGTCGGCGGTCAAACATTCCCGTTGTATGTGACACCATCGTTCCCTACGGTTCAGGTCACAGCCCAATGGGGTTGGAACGCTGTTCCTAGTGATGTGGCGCAGGCTTGTGTGCTTCTTTCTATGCGCCAGTTTGCCCGTCTAAACGCTGCGCTTGGTGTGGTTGGTTTCGCTGATATGGCGTTGCAGGTTAGGGCTGTTGATCCGGATGTTCGTGATCTACTCAATCAGTATGTTGTATTTGGATTGATGTAATGGCAGCAACAGTTTCACAAGTTGCCACAGGGCTGCAAACAGCACTTTCAGCAATCTCAGGTTTGCGCACATTCAGTTATCAGCCAGAACAAGAGAATCCACCGTTCGGATACCCACAGATCAACAGCATCAATTATCACCGTGCTATGCAAGGTGGAGATGTTGTTATGGATTGGACTGTGTTCGTGATTGTTGGTCGCTGGTTGGATCGCACAGCACACACAGCACTTGATGATTATCTTTCATATTCCGGGAGCAAGAGTGTTCGTGGTGCATTAGAGGCTGACCTTACGCTTGGTGGCGTGTGTCAAACTCTCATAGTAAGATCAGGTGCAGATATAACCAGCCTTGATGCTGGTGGCGCACAGTTTTTAGTTATTCAAATGCAAGTGGAAGTTCACGGATAGGAAACATCACATGGCAAGTTACAAAGTGTTGAGCGACAATTTTGCTTTGGGTCAGCAGGGTGACACTGTGGACAGTGGCGCATTGGATGGGTGTAACATTCCAGCATTGGTTGATGGCGGTCATATCGCTGAGATCATTTCACGCAAAAAAGATTCAGTTACGGAATAGGAAAACATCATGGCTGTTCAGGTTCTCACTAACGCAAGTATCACCGCAGGTGGCACAGATATTTCATCCCTGTCCAACAGCATTACCCTCAATTATGAGTTTGATTCCGTAGAGGTAACAGCCTTTGGTGGCAACCATCAGTTCACTGGTGGACTCCAGAACAACTCTGTTGAAGTGACTTTGATGCAGGACTTTGCTGCAACCAAAACTGAAGTAACAATTTTCCCACTTGTTGGAACTACTACAACGCTTGTGATTAAACCGATCAACGCAGCCACTTCTGCAACTAACCCGACTTACACAATCACCAATGCTTATCTTGCTGCGCACACACCTGTGTCCGGAGCCGTTGGAGAATTGGCAATGACTTCGCTCACCTTCACTGGTGGCACACTTGTAAAGACAACCGCTTAATCAATCACTAAGGAAACATCATGGCTGTATTAGTTCTTACCAACGCTTATATCTCAGTGAACTCAGTTGTGCTGAGCGATCACGGCAACAATGTCACCGTCAATTATGAGGTGGATCAAATTGAAGTAACGGCGTTCGGGGATGGTGGACACAAGTTCACGGGCGGTTTGCAAAATAACTCCATTGAGATGACGCTGAACCAAGACTTCGCAACATCAAATGTGGAAGCAACCATTTATCCTTTGGTGGGAACAACGACCACAGTTGTTATCAAGCCAAACGGCGCAACCACTGGCGCAACAAACCCGTCATACACAATCACCAACGCATACTTGGCAGCACATACGCCAGTTGCAGGTGCAGTTGGAGAACTTGCACAAACAAGTTTGACCTTTACAGGTGGCACGATTGCTAAGGCTGTTGCCTGATCTATTAAGTAAATAACAATTAGAAGGAGATTGCAATGAAAATTGCTTTGATGGTTGAGTTTAATGATGGCGTGAAGGCTGATGTTGATGCTGTGTTCGCTGACTTTGTTGCGTTTGAACGCACATGGTCACGCAGTGTTGCACGCTTTGAAACAGAGATTCGTTTAACTGATCTTGCATGGTTGGCTTGGCACAGCGAAACCCGTACACGCAAAACCAATCTCAAGTTTGACCCGGATTGGATCAACACTGTTGTAACGGTTGAAATCCGTGAGGAAGTTGAAGCCCCAAAAGCCGATTAGGTGACGATTCATCTCACTGGATCGTTGCCTTTTTAGCCTGCGAAACGGGCATTGCGCCCTCAGCATTGCTTGAGGAAAGTGATGTGATGTTGCAAGCCATGTTGGACTATCTGCATAAGAAGGCTGAACAGGCAAATCGCAGACGGTAGTAGTATCAACACACTATGGGCATGAAACTTGATGTATATGGTGTGCGTGAAACGCTTGCAGAGTTGCGCAAGTATGAGCGTGAGGCTTACAACATCATTGAAAAAGATTTGAAGTTATCTGCTCCACCTGCTGCCGCTGCTGTTGGTGGTGAGTTCCCTGTTGAGCCGTTGATGAATTGGCACACTTCAGGTGGGCGTAAAGGCAAATCACGGTTGCCTCAGTACAACGGTTCTACGGCAAAAAGCAAAGTGCGTGTTGCTGTTTCAACTAAAAAACCAACTGGCATTGGTCAGCATGGTTTGATCCGTCTGCAACAATCTGATGCTGGTGGTCAGGTGTATGACACTGCTGGTTCAAGCATTGGTGCAGGTCGTGGTTCTGGTGCTTCAGCAGGACAAAAGTTTGTTGCAAACCTTGACAAGCATTTAAGAGTTAAGACCAAACAGGGTAGATACCGTTCCCGTGTAATGTATCCAGCAACAGAAAAGCATTTGCCACTAATAGAAAAGGCTGTTGAAGCGTCTATTCGCAAGATTGATGGTGAAGTGCAGAAGCGATTGAACGGATAACCCCTATGGCAGTTGGCGTAAACATAGTAAGCACCTTTGACAGCAAAGGAATTTCACGGGCAATTTCCGATTTTAAAAAAATTGAGGGCGCAGGAAATAAAGCAACTTTTGGTTTGCGTACTTTTGACAAGGCTGCAACTAATGGTTTCAAAAACATTGCCAAATATGGTGGTTTGGCTGCAGCAGCATTTGGTGCTGTTGCGCTCAATTTTGTTAAGGGCGCAGAATTCGCAAAACAGGCTGATGATCGTCTTGCTGCAGTCAATAAAACAATGGGTTTATTTGGTTCACAAACTGACGCTGTCACAAAACGACTTATTGAAATTGGTGACAAAGGGGAATACAAGTTTGGAATCCTTGCTGAATCAATCAAAGATGTTCAAAGCAAATTGCTCACATTTAAGGAAATTGCTCAAGAAGCAAATGTTACTGGTGGTTTGTTTGATCGTGCAACACAAGCAGCATTGGACTTGCAGGCTGCAGGGTTCGGTGAGGCAACCCAAAACGCTGTTCAACTTGGTAAGGCGTTAAACGATCCAATCAAAGGTATTACTGCTCTTGCCCGTTCTGGTGTGACTTTTACTGCGCAGGAGAAAGAGAAAATCAAGGCACTTGTTGAATCCGGGAAGATGTATGAGGCACAAGAAGTTTTGTTGAAGGCTATTGAAACACAGGTTGGTGGAACTGCAGAAGCAACAGCAACAGCAACATTCAAGATTGGTGCAGCGTTCGGTCATGTTCGGGATGAACTAGGCACGCTGTTATTGCCGTTGTTTGAGAAGTTTGCCAACTTTATGATTAACAAAGTTGTTCCTTATGCAACAAAGTTTGGTGAAACTGTTGGTGAAAAAGGTGTTGGCGCAGGGCTTCAAATGTTGGCAGGAACATTTTTGGATTTAACAACAAATATGGGAAAATTTGGAAATGTGATGCTTACTTTGATTGCAGCATTTACTACTCTCCGTTTGGTGTCTATTGCTG